GGTGATCAGACTCCATTACAGTGGTAAGCCAACGTGGGCAATATCTGCCCAGCTTAAAATCAGTAGTGGGCATATAAAAGCGATTCGTTATTGTAATAAATTGCAGTATCCATTGACTGATTACCTAATGATTTTTGACAAGCAATCGAAGGATAGGCCGATTGATGAAAAGCCTTGCGCTTGGGACATTCGATTAAGCATGAGATTGGCTAAATTACCAATGAGTGAATGGGCAAAAGCGATATGAGTGAAGTCATTTTCAAAGTGGATAACAAAAACGTGTCTGACATGATTTCGCAGATATGCGCCATGATCAACAAAGGTCTTTTTAAAGGCCCAGTTGAAGTAGTGTTAAGGCGAACCAAAAGAACTGATCCTCAGAACCGCAAACTTCAACCAATGATAAGGGATATTAGAACCCAAGTAGAATGGATGAATTTAACCAATGATAAAAGCTGGCGGGAGTTCTTTTGCGGCATCATTAAAGGTCAAAAGCCAGCAATAACGCCAGAAGGTAACGTCATAATGATTGGCGTTTCATCTACGGAGTTAAGTGTCGAGCAGATGAGTGAGTGTATTGAGTATATGTATCACTTTGGCAGTGAGAGACAGGTTAAATGGAGTGAGCCAAGCCTGCAATTATATTCAGAATACAAAGAAGCCGCTTGATAAAAGAATCTACAAAAGCAAAGGCAATCAAAATGCTAATTGCTGGTAGAAGCTACGTTGACATTGAGAAAGCAACGGGTGTTAAGAATGTCACCTGTCGCAGTTGGAATATGAAGCGGTTGAAAGGCATTACAAGCCTCACAGAGATTCGACAAAGCTGCCGACACGATAGCGGAGCCATGTATGAACTCGCAGAAATAAACAAGGGATGGGACACTGCAATGGCCCTTGATCTACTGCGTTATAAATTTACAGATTTTCCCAAATATTTTGAGAAGAAAGAATGAAAAAGGCAGAGCGTTTGTATCTTGGTGATGTGGCAAGCATGGGGTGTGTTGTTTGCAGGAATTGTGAATGGGGAGAAAGCCCAGCCGAAATTCATCATATTAGAAACGGGCAAGGCATGAGCCAACGCGCAAGCCATTATGAAGTGATTCCGCTATGCCCAGCACATCATAGGACAGGCGGTTATGGTATCGCCATTCACGCTGGTCAGGAAGAGTGGGAGGCCGCTTGGGGAACAGAAAGAACACTCTTAGATCAAACCATTGATGATGTTAAATCACTAAGGGGGCAGATCATTGGGCGTTAGCAAAGCAGAGGAATATTTATCCTTGCAGATACGGGCCGTTAAGCTGCCAGAGCCAGTGCGTGAGCATCGTTTCCATCCAACAAGGAAATGGCGGTTTGACTTTGCATATCCTGCTCAAAAGTTGGCTATAGAAGTCGAGGGTGGGGTATGGTCGGGAGGTAGGCATACAAGGGGTTCTGGCTTCACTAATGACTGTGAAAAATACAACGCAGCATTGATGAATGGGTGGCGTGTTTATCGCTGTACACCCGAGATGATTAAGAAGGGAATTGTTGTGGCAGATTTATCAATTTTATTGGGGAAATTATGACAGGTAGACCGCTATTTGATGTGAATTGGGATCAAGTGGATGAGTTGTGTGCTATTCAGTGTACAGGTGAAGAGATTGCGGGCGTGTTGGGCTGTGATTACGACACCTTGGCAACTGCTTGTAAACGTGAAAAACATCTCTCTTTTTCGGACTATTTCAAGCAAAAGGCCAGTAATGGCAAGATGAGCTTGAGGCGCACCCAATATACTACCGCTATGGATGGTAATCCTACGATGTTGGTTTGGTTGGGTAAGAACTGGCTAGGCCAGACGGATAAGCTAGAAACAGCAATCACTCAGCTTCCCCCGATTGAAATTGAGTTGTATGCGGCTGAGTAAACCACAAAGCGAAGTATTTCGTGATGATACCCGTTTCAGAGTCATGGTCGCAGGCAGACGCTTTGGAAAGACTCATTTGGCTATTGTTGAGTTAGTGCGCCAAGCCTTGATAGATAACAAGCGACACTGTTGGTATGTGGCCCCGACATATAAAGCCGCAAAGCAGATTGCTTGGGAATTACTAAAAGAGTTCTTGCCTTTGGAGTACATCGACAAACGTAACGAGAGTGAGTTATCAATAAGGCTGCTTAATGGCTCTATGATCTCCTTGAAGGGGGCTGACAATCCAGACTCATTGCGAGGTGTTGGTCTTAACTTCATTGTGCTTGATGAGTTTGCTGATATGAAAAATACCGCATGGACTGAGGTATTAAGGCCCACACTATCTGACAAAGGCGGTTCTGCTTTATTCATTGGATCACCCAAAGGACGCAATCACTTCTATGACCTTTGGACTGATGGGGTAGATGGGCGTGAGGAATGGACTAGTTATCAGTTCACCACTTTGGATGGGGGTAACGTCCCAGAAAAAGAGATTGAATCGGCAAAGCGTGATTTAGATGAGCGCACTTTTAATCAAGAATATCTGGCCCAGTTTGTTAACTACTCAGGCATTATTTATTACAACTTTGAGCGCGAGAAATCAGTCAAGAAATCAGAAGCGCACTCGCTCATGCCGCTTCACATAGGAGTGGACTTTAACATCAACCCAATGTCAGCCGTGGTGTTTATTAGAGATAAGAATGACCTTTATGCAATAGATGAGATTGTCATACATGGATCAAATACAGATGAAATGGCAGATGAGATTCACCACAGATACCCGAATAGACCGATTACTATTTACCCTGATCCAGCAGCTAGGCAACGCAAGACAAGCGCAGGCGGCAAGACTGATTTATCCATCCTAGAAAACGCAGGCTTTACAGTCAAAGTCAGGCCAGCACATACGCCAATCAGGGACAGAATTAACGCAGTCAATAGCAGGCTGAAAACAAAATCAGGTGATCGACATTTAATCGTTGATCCAAAATGCAAACACGTTATTAGAGGCTTAGAGAGGCACACTTACAAAGAAGGAACTTCTCAGCCTGATAAAGATTCGGGGTTCGATCACATGAATGACGCTCTTGGTTATTGTGTGGATTATCTATTTCCAGTGCGTAAAGAAATCGCACAAAGACAGCCAACTAGGTGGACATAATGGAAAGCATTACAAAAACGCATGACGTATATAATTTGAACGCCCCAAAGTGGGAGTTCTTTTTGCGTTCCTACATGGGTGGCAATGACTACAGAGATGGTAATTACCTACTCAAGTATATACTAGAAGATAAGCATGAATATCAAAAGCGGATTGACCTTACGCCACTGGATAACCACTGCAAGAATGTAATCAATATTTACTCATCGTTTATCTGGCGTTTACCTCCCACTCGCAACTTCGGCAACTTAGCAGAAGATCAAGCCCTTAATTCATTTCTTAAAGATGCTGATATGGATGGTCGCAGCCTTAACTCGTTCATGAGTGAGGCCCAGATGTGGTCAGGCGTTTATGGTCATGTGTGGTTGATTATGGATAAGCCTGCCGTCATTGCTAACACAAGAGCCGATGAATTGGCCCAAGAGGTTAGACCTTATCTGACTTTGATCACGCCAGAAAATATCTTAGATTGGAATTATGAAAGAGCCTTAAATGGGCGTTATGAGTTAACCATGCTCAAGGTGCGCGAGTGGGTAGAAGATGAGGATGCTTTCTATCGCATTTGGGAAAAGGACACCATCAAAGGCTATGAGGTGATTGGTGATGAGGCCAAGCTGGTTGAGACTATGGATAACCCATTAGGCGTGATTCCAGCCGTTTGCTTGTATGGCAATCGCTCACCTATTCGCGGGATCGGTCACTCTGATATAACCGATGTGGCGTATATGCAAAGGGCAATCTATAACGAGCTATCGGAGATCGAGCAGTTAATCCGTATCAGCAACCATCCTAGCTTAGTGAAGTCGGTTGACACAGATGCAGGGGCAGGCGCAGGCAGCGTGATTGAAGTCTCAGATACCGATTCTATTCAGCCCTATTTACTCCAACCCAGTGGCGGCAACTTGGATGCAATTAGAGCCAGCATTACAGACAAGGTTGAATCTATTAACCGAATGACTCACATGGGCGCAGTGAGGGCCACAGATGCTCAAACTAAGTCAGGCGTTGCGCTACAAACCGAGTTCCAATTACTTAACGCCAAACTGTCTGAAAAGGCTGATCTATTAGAATTAGCAGAGGAACAATTGTGGCATTTGTTTGCTATGTGGCAAGGCGTTACGTCAGAGATCACGATTGATTACCCTGATACGTTTGATCTGCGCGATTACGGAACTGAGCTTGAGTTTTTACAACGCGCCAAGGCTTCTGGCGTTAACAGTCCAACCTTCAAGAAAGGCGTTGACAAGGCCATTGCAGAGCTTGTATTAACCGATCAAGATTTAGCTCAAGCCACTATTGAAATTGATGAAGCTAGGACTATGGGCGAGTTTGAAGATGCTCAAATCTACAAGTACCACATCGACTCAGGCGTAGTAACTAAAAATGAGGTTCGTGGTGATCTTGGTTTGGAAGCTGTGGCAGGCGGTGATGCGCCTATTGAGATCGTTCAACCTTCACAGTCAGGTGGCGAATGAGTCAAGCAGCTAAAGCTCACGCTAACAATCTGACAGCCCTAGCTCAGTCACATGGGAGGCTTATTGATGAGGCTTTGATGAGTCTTGAGCTTGAGGTGGCTAAGTTGATTGATGGACTACCTACCCAAGCAGGCGCACTTAATGACCTATCAGCCGCTATTGATATACGCAGGGGTTTGCGTGAGGCAATCGAGGCCGAGCTACTTGTGCCTTATAACGACATAGTTGATTCACTGGATGAGGTGGTCGCAGGGGTGGCTAGTCAATATCAATCACAGCTAGTGGGCGGCATATTACCGACAGGTCAGGCTTCGGTGATTGCTGAATTAAAGCGGCTCACGTTCAGTGGATTTGAGGACATTGCCAACGCACATTTAGACACAATGGCGAAGTTTGTTTATCAATCGACTCTAGTCGGTGAGGCTTCAACTGATCTGGTTCAGCGTATTAGGCACTCGATTAATGGGGTTTATATTCGCGCCAATTCAGATGAGATCAATGACCTTGTTGAGTTTGTGAGGGATAACAAAGACGATCCTGCCAAGGCCGAGGCAGTTGATCAAGCAATAAGCAGACTTCAAAGAGAGTACGCTTCTGATCGCGCAGGCAACAACTTAAAAAAATATGTTGGCGTATATTCGCATGATTCGTTGATGCAGTTTAGCGCAAATATCAACTTCTCAGTGGCAAAGGAATTAGGCGCAGATAAGTGGGTTTACTTTGGCGCACTGGTTGAGGATAGCCGAGAGTTTTGTCAGAAATACAAAGACCAAGTTTTTACCACTGAACAGATTAATGACATTTGGGCTAATGAGTCTTGGGCTGGAAAGTCAGCAGGAAACCCATTCATCGTGCGCGGTGGCTATCGCTGCCAGCACCATTTTAGAGCGACTTTTGATGACTGATATTGATTTAGATGATCCAGAAATGGCGGCAAGATATAACGAGGCGGTAAATGACTACACTGATTTATTCGGTGAACACCCGCCAACACTTGAAGCCCCGATACATTGGGACAGCTTAGAGTGGCTTGAATTAGTTGAGGATTGCATTTCAGATGGAGTGCCTATGGATTTTAAACAGGGGAGTATTTTATGAGTGAAGCAGCAGAAGTAATTGAACCAACATCTAGTTCAAATGAACCAGAAAAGACCTTAACTCAGGCCGAAGTAGACAAGATTGTCGCAGATCGTGTGGGCCGTGAGCGCAGGAAGTTTGAGAAAAAATACGATGGGGTCGATGTAGACCAATTTCAAAAGTGGCAGGAGCAACAAGCCAATGCAGAAGAAGAGCAAGCAAAAGCTAAAGGTGAGTTTGAAAAAGTCATCAAGCTACAAGCCGAAAAGAAAGACGCGGAAATAGCGAGGCTAAGTAAATTAGTCACTAATAACGAGGTTGATGGGGCTTTATTACGGGCGGCAGAATCGGGCAGCGCAATCGCACCTACGCAAGTCACTGAGCTATTAAAAGGCAAAGTGAGATTAAACAGTGAAGGAAGGGCAGAAGTGCTGGATAACGATGGCACAACGCTATATGGTGACAGTGGTGAACCATTAACAGTTAAGCAGTTAGTTAATGAATTCCTTACAACTAACCCGCATTTTGTCAAAGCCTCTTCTGGTGGCACTGGCTCTAGTGGGAATGTTGGTGGCAATACACAGAAGCCTAAATCTGTGGGTGATATGTCCAGCAATGAATACGCTGAACATAGAAAAATGATTGGTCGCGGCAATAATGTTGGCGGTTACATCAAACCCATTTCGTAAGGTTTTCTGTTTAAGTTGCCTTGCGTTTGTTTTTAAATAACGTGAGGCACTTCCCATGGCAGCATCAACTACAGCAACACTTGACGATCTCTTTGCTAATATTATCCAAGAAGCCATTTTCACGGCTCAACAGCGTTCTCTTGTTCGCAATTTCGTTTCTATCTATGACATTTCTGGTCAGTCTGGAAAGACTGTTCAAGTACCCATTTACCCAGAAGTAGCAGCCGCAGGATTAACCGAGGGAACTGATCTTTCATCCACAGCCGTTAGCACTAGCTCAAAGACAATTACTGTTGCAGAGGTTGGTGTTCAAGCGGTACTAACTGACCTTGCCGCACAAGCTGCCACAGGTGATGTAGCTGGCGACTTAGGCCGAGTTCTAGGTGAAGCCGTTGCCAAAAAAATGGATCAAGACCTAATCGCATTGTTCACTGGCTTCTCTCAAGGCTTTGGTTCAGCAGGCGGTGAGTTAACTGTCGCTGACTTCTTTAAAGCGGCTGCTACATTGAGTGCCAATGGCGCAAGCGGTCAAGCGTCTGCCATTATCCATCCTTTCCAAGCCTATGCGCTTAAAGCCAACATGACTAACACCTTTGCTAACCCGAATGGCGGTGACTTGCAGAACGAAGCCATGCGTACTGGCTATGTCGGTCAGTTAGCTGGCATCAACGTCTATGAATCTTCAAACATTGCAGT